CCGGTTGCAAGATCATCTATTTGAGCCTGTAATCTGTTTGGATCATCAGCAAAAACAACACTCCCGGCAATGTCTCCGAAAGCGTAAATAGTCCCTGTTTGATATAATACATCGGTTATAGTTACCGCCTCATAAACATCTTTAGCCCATACGGTTGTCATCCTGCTGTTTTTTTGGGCAAACTCAAAACCGGTTATATCTACCCCGCCCTCATCGGCTTGAGTATTCAGCCTGAAGTTTTCAGAGAAGAAAAGAATTTCTTCTGAAAATCTATTTTCCCCTGTCCCGGCGTCGGTAATCTCAAAGGCTTCAAAAGGAACCCCGACTGTTAAAAGGTCCCTGTAATCATATTTAAATGGTACTCTCATTTTTTTCTTCTCCTTATCCTAAACACCGTATGAATCAACACCGTAAACGTCAAGCCCGTAAACAGCCCCTGTATTTACCCCTGAATCTTCAGGCTCTGGGATTGTCTCTGATATAAACCTTACACCAAATCTTAATTCAAGAGCTGTTAAATTAATAGTTATTGAAAGGACTTCCCAGAGCGCCCGGGGAATATAAATATTCCCGTTTCTTCTCTTATACTCATAAATAACATTATCTAAAATCCTAGCTTGCACATGCTGTATTTTAGTACTTATTTTTAGCCGGGGAAAAATAAATTGGGAAAACTCCATTACATCATCAGTCATAGCTTTAACTTCGTCAAAATCATCCATATCAAGTTCGAACGGCTTTTCATTATACTGCCCGTATCGACCCTTAACTAATTCCTGGAATTCCGTATTTCTATAAAGAAGAGTTTTCCCGTCTAAAAGATTCTTTCCATAATCAACCCTAACAGAAGATAAATATTCATCAATTTCATAATCCCTTTTAGGCCAAGGGGCAATTAATTCATCGTCCATTATTTCAGCAAACGCTTCCCTTGAATCATCCGATTTTCTAAAAGTAAATCTTCCATCCCCTAAAATATCAAAAATGCCCTGATTGATTACACAGGCTTTTTCAATTAATTTATTAGTTTTAATTATGTTTCCTTTCCCTATCCATAAGGAGAAAGACCTTGCTCTATTTTTTTCAAACTCCCATTCTGTTGTGTCGTAAGTTGCAGAACTGAAAACAACCCCTTCATAATAATCAAGTGTCAACTCTATAGCTAATAATGTATTTTTGTTGCTGCTTACAGAATAAGAAACTGTCAATTCTTCTGTTGTATCGGTCCCGGTGAAAGTTCCATCAACACCCGTTCCAGAATGAGCAAAAATAGTGCCGTCTTCTTTATACACTGTAATGCCAGAATCAACGTCAAAAAACTCATTATCAAAAAACACCCAAGAACCCGCAGCGACTCTATAAGCCGGGGCTTTGGTTTGGTTTCCAAAAGCTATAGGAATAGGCGTTCCCACTAAATCAGGATCAACCGAAGGGTAGTCATCTGTATTAAACTCATTCACAGGAAGCGAGCGGGAAAGCTGGTCCCGGGGGTCTTTAATTCTTATCTGAAACTTAAAGTCGTCGTTTGTTAAAGACCCGACACGGCCATTATAAACGTCTAAAGCTTCCGCATAAGGAAGCCCTTCAAAAGAAAGTTTTAGCCGAAATGGTTGGTTGTATAAATCTCTTTCGGCGAACTTATCAAAGAACCCCGATTCATTATCATACGTAATAACCCCGCCACCATAACGAAGAATCCCATAGTACAGGAAGTCTTTTTTCTTGGATAGGCTGGGAACGGATCTGATAAGAGGCTCATAATAAACGCTCTCAAAATAGTTTTTCGCAACAAGGTCCGTTTTATCAGTAAACCCGATTGCAGCACCGGGGGCTTTAATTGTGAAAGCTTCGGGAATTCTCGACTCGTCAAAATGAACATAAAGGCGGGTTGTAATAGGGTCATAATACCAAGATCTAGTTTGAGCCTCAACTTCTGCAATTGAATTCAACTCTGTATATAAAACACCGTTCGCATTAAAAGACTGAATATTTCTATAGATATCGGTTGCATTTTTCCAATAACCTGTATTACCCCTATCATCAACTACTAAATTAACCCCGGGGGTTATTGTTGTTTTCCACACGGGGCCTTTATGGTTTATCCATACAAACCCGGAAAGCGGCGTATCTATTTCATTTATTATTATTTTCTTTGAAGATGGACTGTCTAAAAAATCCTGCAATGAAAGTGCCATTAAACCAACCTTTAAACTTCATATGTTATATAGACAAAACCTCTATTATTAGCTAAGGAATTATAAGCTGTTGAATCAAAAGTACCACCAAGATCTCTATATAACCTAACCTGTGTTGCATCACACTCTATGCGCCTAAATCCCCCAGAAGAAGAAGTAAACGCGTTAAAATCTAAAAGAGCAAAATTATCATCTTGTATAATCACGGCAGAAATGGCAATTATTTTTAAAAAATCAGGAAGACTATGATTTATTGTAAGCAATGCTTGTGATTGCATATTCCATTCGCCCATAGTTAGTTTTTTTATCTTGAACCTAACATTCCCGTTTTCAAGACCTTCACCAAAAACTCCATGACCAACAACATTAAGGGCACCGGGGATATTATAACCATTCTGTCCCAATAGCAATAATTTATCTCTATATATCCCGGCAGAAGCTTTGAACATAGAATATAAAGCGCGGTTGTTCCCGTCATAATAGCCTTGATAATCATCATTCCAAGCTGGAACAGTCATTGAATAAATAAAATCGTCTGTAACAAGATCATAATACAAATAAAATGCATTTGAATTGTTTACATCGTCATAACCTGAAGGAGTGATATCATCAGTATCAACGATATATAAGGATCCTTTATTTTCAAAAACAGAGCCAAGTTTTACAACCGGCTCATCATCATTATTAAAATTAGTTAAACTTATCCGGGCCATGCCCTTATATGTTTTATTTAAAGTTTCCATTATCCCGTCAAGGTTAGAATCACCTTGGTCAAAATCATTTAATAGTGTTATAGCCATTATTCAACCTCTTGCTCAAAGTCCTGATTAGTTGTGAGTAAATCCCTTTTCCCTAAAGGAGTTAATCTCAAGCCCTCTTGATTATACGTTACATATTGTATTCCGTAAATCGAACCCGCTTTATCAAACCGTATAAAAAACGGGGTTATTATATCAGCTATGGAGAAGAGTCTTCTCAGCTCGTCCCGCTGTTCGATTGTAATCATAGGGTATCTGACTTGAAATCTGTCAAACAAATAACCCTTATCACCCCAAGTCTGCCCGCCTCTTGATTTTGTTTTTACGCTGGTAGTCTCATAGTCGTTAATAATTGAATAAGATATTCCCGGTGTAGCATAAACCTTACCAACCCATATACGGCCAATCTGTATATACAAATCAGGGTTGGCCCCGTCAACAATTCTTACCCTTAAATATCTATATGTTTGTACAGGAAATTCAACATAAATAAACCCTGCGCTCCACACTGCATCTATCTCAAAAGCAGGAGACCCCCAAGAATTGGAGGAATTCATTTGAACTTTTATTTCAGTTGCCCCGCTTGTTACATTATGAGCGCCAATCACAACACCTGAAACTTCTTTAGCTGATAAAAGGTCAAAAGTAATTTCTGCCGTTGTTGCCGCGTCTGTCCTGTATAATCGCGTTAATAGGGGATTAACGACATTTGACACCGGATATTGAATATCGTTCGTTGCTGCCGTTACATTAGCGTTTCCTATTGAACCTTGCTCTTCTATATATAATTTCATGATGCAACCACCGCCCTTTCATCTACAGGAAGCCGTCCTTCCCTAAATCCTCTAATTAGCCAACCCTCAAGCTGTTCGTCTCCAACCTGTAATATGACCGGCTGCTTCTCATCAGACCCGGACAGCCCGGAAGAATTAAAGCCAGTTGAAGAAGTGGGTTCAACAGTGACGCGTTCCCGGCCTCCGACATTATCACCAACCATAATAGGCATTGGACCGTTAGTCTCGAAAGATCCACCTTCAGCAAAGGCAGGGGGTTGAGGTTTGGAAGCGGCAACCGCTGCAATCTGCAACCCGCTTGCAGTCCCTTGAAGAGCTGCCAGTGGTATGTTTAGAGGGAAAGGTACAGAAGCTAAAGTTCTTGCCACAGCAAGCGCCCCTTGAGCAATGGAGGTTGCAAGGCTTATACGCCAAGAAGCCAACGCCGCTTTATATTCAGCCTGTGCTTTCTCCTTTTCAAATCGTTCAACTATCTTCGCCCGCTCTATAGCGTCCTGCTTTTCTTTTATCAAGGCTGTATCACCGGCCTTAAAAGCGGCGGCAAGTTCTCTTTCCAGCCTCTCCATTGTGGACTCTTCCAAAAGCCCGTTTGCCTCTAATTCAGCTTGAAGTCTTGCATCGATTGCGGCAAGATCGTTTTCTAGTCTTACTTGATTTAAATTATCTAAAGCTGAAAGTAAATTGGTTGTTCCGTTTACGATACTACTTGTATAGTCAAACCAGTTTTCTTTTAAGAATTCAACCGTATCTTTCCAAATCGCTCTAAGTTGTTGGGTCAAGGCAGAAGCTGAATTGAAAATCTTTTCATTGGCAGCCCGAACAGCCGCCAGTTTGAGGGCCTGAATTTTTGTAAAGTTTTCCGCAGCTTGTTCTTCCGGAGAATCACCGCCACCATCACCACCAAGACCGGCAGCCACTTCCGCGTTCAATCGCTTCTGTTCTTCAAGTGCGGCAAGTCGGGCAATTCTTTCCCTTTCAATCTCCGCTATATTAGACGCAGTCTGTTCTTTCACTGCCTGTTTATTGGCAGCAGCCGCAGCAATAGCCGCTTCGCTGGAAGCAATAGATTCCAACCTTGCCGCCTCGATTTCCCCGGCAAACCCGTTGACATTTTCCTGAAGATCCGCAAACTTTTCCCCGACAAATGGTAACTTGGCAGCAAGATCCAGAAACTTATTAACACCGCCTAAAAGCTTTTCAAGTATAATCCCGGCTAGTTCAAGAACAACAACCTTTACGCTGTTAAACGCAGTTATCCAAGCCGCAGAAATTGAAGCCCCTATTAGTTTAAAAATCTCTTTTAATTTACTCAAAGTTGTAGTTATCTGAACAACAACAAAATCCCAGTTCTTAACCAAAAGGATAATTGCGGGAATTAATATAGTAATGATAATGGCGGCAATAGCTCCAATCGGGTTAGCAGCAACGGCAACATTTAAAGCCTTAAAAGCAACCGCAAGCCCCTGTATTACAGCGGCCCCCTTTGATATAGCTAAGAACGTAATAACCCCGGCAGTAAGACCGGCAAGAACAGGAACGGCTTTCCCTACAATTTCAACAAATGAAACCAAGGCGGGAAGAACCCGGGACCCTATCTCTATTCTAAGGTTTTCAAACTTGATTTGTGCTTGCTCTAGTCTGAACGCCTGAGAAGCAAACCCTGAAGTTTGCTTTTCAAGGGCTGTGGTTGCCGCTCCTGAGTTGTTTTCAAACTCTTTGAGTATATCGTTGTAAACAGCGCCATCTTCCGCTCCTGCTGCAAGAGCACCACGCAAACCCCTAATATTAGGCACAAGCTTTGCTATCTCTTCCAGTGAACCGTTTGAAGCCTGTTGGATAAACTCTAAAGCGCCTCCAAGCCCTTCAGATTCTAACAGGGCAGACCCAGAGGCAAACCCGTATTCATTTATAGCTTTTGTCAAATCTTCAGTTGGCTTTAAAAATGCGTTGACAATACCGTTAAGCTGTGTTGTTGCTTCCGCTGCGGGAACCCCGACCTTAGTCAGAGTAGCAATCCCGGCGCCAAGATCTTCTAATGGAAGTTGAGCGGCGGCAAAAAGTGAAATAGATTTTCCTATTGTCTGGGATAGTTCTTCCCCGGTAATCTTTCCCTGCTTAACTATAGTAAAATAATCGTCTGTGATATCCGCAGCGCTTTGCGCTTCCGGTCCATACGCATTTAAAGCGGTCGTTACAATATCGACCGCTTGAGCGTTTTCTATTAATGCGCCTTTGGCTAGAACTGAAGATTCAGTTACAACGTCAATGGCTTCCGCAAGGCTGCCAGCACCCGCCGAAAGGGATTGGTAAACCCCGGCAGAAAGTTCTTTCTTCTGTATGGCAAAATCTTCTGACAATTCAGTTATGGACCCGTCAAGCCTCTGAAATTGTTCATCGGTAATATCAATTAGTGTATTAACATTGGCTATCTGTTTAGAATAATCCACAAAATCAGTCGTTGAGGACCCTATGAAAGCAGTAGCTGCCGCAATAGAAACAAACCCTGCCGCAATCCCGGCAAGGTTCTTTATTGAAACAGTAGCTGTTTGATTAAACTTCCTGGAATTAGCAGTTGTTTTTTTCTGTTCCTGCTGATATTTCTTTTGAGCGTCTTTGGCTTTTAATATCTGATCATCAAGTTGATTATACCTATCCCTCAATTTACCGATAGAAGCAGATTGCGGGTCAATCCCGTTTCTTATTAAACTTTGGATCTGTTTTCTTAAAGCTTTCTGTTCAGCCTGTGCGCCTTTAAGTGATCCGCTGGTTGCCTTAACGGCGGCGGCTGCCCGTTTATTCCTATCGATGAATTGATCTATTTCTTTAGGATTAAAAGCGGCGCGGAATTGTTCAATTTCCTGCGTGACTTCCTTCGTCTCTGTTCCAAAATCATCTAAATCTTTTTGAGCCTGAGCAAAATTAGAATTTACAGTAACATTAATTTTTGCGGCCACGTATTAACCCCTATTTTCTTTTTGATTTTTGTATAGTGAATTGTTCGTTTTCCCGTTCCACTCTGTTAAAGCTTTTAAGGAAATCAACAACCCAAGGCGCTTCGTTATACCACCCGCTGCCGTTTGGCATTCCAAACTCTTTGCAGGTTTCCCAAAACCCGTAATAATGAAGAAAGTCATCACTTCTGATGACTCTCTTTTCTTCTCCGTCATAGATAACCTTAAACGGTTTATTGTTCCGGTAATTAACAAGCTCTTCAATACAAATCATATAGTCCCCGGGTAAAAGTTCCCAATCATCCCAAAACAAACGATCCATAAAAAGCGCCTCAGAAAAAGTACAGACTTCGATTCTGAACTCTATTCCAAGGCTTAGTTTTCCCCCGGCGTCATTTCCCCGGTTTTATCCATATCGTCAAGAGTCTCTTCTTCAATACCATCTTCGCCGATATCAGAAAGCGCAGAATCAAAACCCATAATTCTATTCCAAAGCTCTATACATAATTCTGTAGATTCCGGGCTTCCTTTTTGCATGTCTTCAATAAGCTTTTGCGGCGTATCAATCTTAGCTCCATTTTCATCTTCATATTTATTGATTCTGGTAACTTTAGCTTTTAAGGCCGTAAACTCGCTTTTTTGAAACTCCATCTTGCCGCCCTTCAGATATTTCATCTTCTGGAACTGGTCACGCTCTTTAAGCGTGGCAATCTTCATTTCTACAGTACACTGTTCTTTTTCTTCAAGTTCTCTATTTTCGCAAAACTTAGGAATATAGATTAGTTCTATCGCTGCTCTTCTCATATGGCAAAATCTCCTTTAAAATACCGTTTCGGTTGCGTTTGTTGTTCTTACATAAACCGTTGCAGCGCCCTGTCCTTTCGAATAGGAAAGGTCAAAGTTCTGAGCGCCTTTAAGCGGCTTATCCAATGTGATTGAAGATAAGATTACCGGAAAGAGAAGCCAAACTTGCTTATCGCCCACGGCAATTTGATCGCTATTCTGCAAGATTGCGAGAAGAACGTCTTCATCATCTTTTTGGGTAAAGGTGTAAGTTCCTTCACCGTCATCTTCTGAAAGGTCAAAAAACTTCTGCAAAAAGCGAAGTTGAGTTTCGTTGATACCACCACCGGGAGAAATAAATCTCAAGAATGCACTTATGTCCCCGGAAAGATCTGTATAACCGTCAACAATACTTACATTATAACCATCGTCGCAATCATCCGTCACATCAATTGTTCCCTTCTCTCCACTGATAGAAGCATCAACTTTACAAATTTTATTCAGCGTAATAGGAAAAACGTCATCATCCACAATCGGGGTAATGGCGTTTGCATTATCAGGCGATTTAAAATTATATGTTGAGCTAAACGGAAGAGTGGACCCGACCGCTGCTTTTTTGTCAATTTGAAACCATGAGTTGTCAGCTAAGGCGGCAATCCCGTCTCCTGCAACTAATGATCCCTTGACTGCTTCAAAAAGTATGGCAACCTTACCACTTTTTTTTACGTCCACAATAACCCCCTATTTCTTTTCTTCACCGGCGGCTTCTACCGCCTTTGGTGTTTCTTTTTTTACAGGGAGTTTCTTGCCGTCTTTGCTTCTTGGGTCAAGTCTCTTCCCGCATTTAAAAACTTCTTTTTTCATAATACACCTCTCTTTCAATTATCGCAATCGTCAAGATCATTGACAAAAACAATATCATAATAATTAAATACATTCTGAGTTTCCCGGCCCATCGGCCAAAGCTCGCCAGAAAGTTCGTCCCTTTCTTGAAATCCAACAACAGAAGCAACCACTTTTTCTTCAAGCCAAGGCCATATTACATCGTTATACTCTTGACCCTTATCCTGCCCGTGAAGCTGAATCTGAAAAACAACAATAAAAGCCCCCCGGGCTGTTGAGTTTGTCATATCCGCAACATATACAGTAAACTCGTTATCGTTGGACCGTAGCGGGGGCCTGTTGATGTATTCGTCAAAATCATCAAGTCCGGCTGTTCCAAGCAGTGGCGGCAGCTCAAGCGCGGCTAAATCGGCAATTGCCTGTGTTCTCTCCATTGGACTCATGAAAGACCCCTTCTTTTAATCTCACCTGTGAGAATTCTATTCTCAAACTCATTTATATAATCGGCCATTCCGGCAGAAACAGCCCTTCTTAATTTTCCAGTTATAATTTCTTTTCCGGCTTCTCTTCTTCCAGAGCGAAGCAAGCGCCCTTTTTCAAAAAGATTAGCCGGATAGGAATAAATCTTTACTGCATTTCTAGCTCTATTCACATCGGAAGCCACAGTGAAACGGCCCAACCTGTCAACAGGAAAAGCGGTTAAATCAATTTCTTGACCTGATAATAAATCCCTTTTTAATATTGTTCTCGCTCTCTTGCCTACAAGCGCCAAAAATCTTCCACTTAAATCGGGGAAGATATCAATAAATCTAATAAGTTCATCTAGTTCGAAACTTGTATCAACACCTAGAACAGCCATATTATAGCAATCCCTTCATCGTCAATATCGAAAAAATGGAACGTATATTCTGTCCCATTTTCTCTCATGATTTTAGTAGTATTCTCAACCAAACCGGAAGGACGCAAATCAACCATTATCATCGGTTTCAAAGTATTCGGCTTGAAGTTGCCCGCGTCCTTTGAAAGCTGCCGGGGCGCCCTGCTAAAGATTCCCCCAAACTCAGAAGGACCGCCGTCTATTAGGAAAGTTTCAGAAGCAGGAGATTGCTCTAGCTGGTTCTTTCTATCTACTCTTAATAGTTCGACGGTTTCTAAGCTCATAAATTATACAACTTCCTTCTATCCAAACATCTTTTCAAGATGTTTATCTTCTCTTACTTTACCCTTGCAAACCTGCGCCCAGAAGCAGCCACGACAGCCAAGCTTCCCGAGCTCTTCTGTTTTTTTAGGGTATTTTTTAAAGCACTTTGGTTTTTTGGGTGCCTTTTTCTTCAACATTTCAGCCTTAGTTAAAGGCTTCCCGCTCCCCGCCTCAGTCCCCAAATCAACCGAATCTTTTGCGTCCTGAATATCAGCTTCATAAGCTTTTTTAAGTTCAGGATCTTTTTCAAGTGCTTCTTTTAATTTATCATTCATATGGCTTCACTCCTCGCTTTAGAATGTACCTACTGACTTAACAGTATGGTTAATGTTACCCATGACATAAAAATGTCTAGCCTGTGCTCTCACAAGTGTTGTAATAGGGTCTTTCTCTGTGAATGAGTCAACAGCAAGATCACCAACAACACGGGCGACTTTTCCATTTTCATCATATACGTCAACACCCCTCTTAACATTGTAAGAGCGGTCATTTAATGAACCGGCAAGAACTTCGTCATCTGGAACGAAAGGTTCAGGAGTTGCGCCTTTATACTGCACATACTCAACACCCGGATCATAAGACAGAAGCCATATATCAGAAGTTGAACCAACTGGCTTGTAATGAGCGATCACATAAAGACCGTTTACATTGCCGAATCTTTCAGCAAACATACGCTGTTCAATGATCTGGTTTGCAGCGTTGGCTTTCATATACTCAATAATTCCAGAGTCATTTCCAAACTCAGACTGCCAGTCTTGGCCAAGAATTGCAAAGCGGTTTTGCTTTGGCGTATTCCTTGAATCTAGTCGCTGCTGAATCTGAAGAATTGCTTCGTTCATATTCGCGCCACCGGCTGTGAAGTCGTAAGTTATTGAACCCCCGGCTTCTCTTCCGAAATCATAATCAAGACCAAGATCGCCACCAAGGACGCCGCGAGCAACAAAAATACCCGTTCTGTAAACATCAAGGGCCTGTCTCGCTTTAGTCATATTATGACCTTCTGCGTGACCTTCGACAATATTCATCACATTGGCAGCCATTTGTTCAAGCTGGGAATCAGTCGCTTCATGTCCTGCCGCAACTGTATCGCGAAGAACTTCATCGATTGGCGTTTTTTCACTTGCCCGGGGAACTGTAACCATAAGATTAGTCCCCGGTTCATAATGTCTAATCACGCTCTGATTTGACGAATTACGATAGGCAATACCGTAAGGATTTGAAATTAATTTATCAAGGCTGAAAGCCGCAGATATATCATCATCGGGAGTGTTAAAAAGCAAAGTCTCAATTCCGATTGTTCCATCTTCATTAAGCATCGCCTTTTCTTTGTACAGCCTTGTGACTGCTCTGGTTAATATTTCTTTAGCCATTTTTAGTATCTCCTTACGTAGAAGCCAAGAGGCGCGAAGTCAAGAATGTCAGCATCAGAAACAACAAGCTGAACGTTTGAACCATCAACAAGTCCAGTAACTGCAAGCTCGCCGCCTAAAATAACATCATCGCGAAATTGACCGACTTCTACTCTTTGCGCGTCACCATTATAGATGGCGGCAAGATCACCGGCTGATTTGTTCTGAAGAACACCGGCATTATTTTCCAAAGCTTGGCCCGGGTAGTAAGTACCGGCAGCTATTGGAAGTTGTTCTGTTTGGATTTTTCCGGCAATATATTCTTTGCCTTTACCAAGATCCGTTTCCATTACTTAACCCCTTTCTGATTGTTTTTACCAACCAGCTTATCAATTGCATTGTCAACTCTTGCAAGATAGGAAGTTTCCCCTTCCTCTTCTGCCGTCAATTTTTTTGGTAATTGACTGCTAGAATTAAGTTCCCCTAAATCCTGCGTATCCGTATTGGCATCAATACGGGTTTTAGATTCTAGCTCTTTTTCTGAAAACTCAGCAACGCTCATGCCGTTTTTAGCATCCAGTAAAACAGCTTCTGAAATCTTCGCGCCGGAAAGAGTAAGAATTCTTGCAAATCTTTCCCTGTCAGCTTTTAACGCTTTATCCTGATTTTCTGCATTAGCGGCTTGCTGTGCTTCATGCTCCGCTTTTGCTTCGGGATACTTCGCCAAAACTTCATTAAGTGTTAATTTAACATCCATGAAATTCTCCTTATTAATATTTCCATCCGCATTTACAAGCGGAGCGGATTCCAAACCAATAGACCCTCTAACCAAATACTCTAAAACCTCATCAGATTTAAGCATTTTATCAGCAAGTCCGAAATCAATAGCTTCCCTGCCAACAAGAACACGACCCTTTAAAGAGTCGATTTTTTCATCGGTTAAAACTTCTGATCTTTTTATTAAAACAGTTTCTTTAAATATATTATAGACTGTGTTCATCTGATCGACTACTAAATTCTTACCCTCATCAGTTCGAAGGTCTGCAATCTTCTCACTTGAAGCCGTATTGGTGATAAACTCACGCTTAACCCCGGAAGCTTCTTCTTCTACGGTTCTATTATAAAACTCGATCACAACACCGATTGAACCAACCTCTGAAGTTTTAGAAGCAAGAACAACTTCATCACAGGAAGCAGCAAGCCAATAAGCGGCGCTATCTGCTTTATTAAATACAACAGCCGTGGTTTTTTTTGAACTGCTGAAAAATCTCTGGGAAGTAATCTCAAGCCCGGAAAGATTCCCACCGCTTGAATCAATTAAAAACGCGATTTGATCAACAAAAGGATCATTGTCTGCACGAAGTACAGCTTCTCTAATATACCGGTAGGTAGTGACCGTTTCTCCGTAAAACGCCGCGCAAATATCAACCTGTTGAACAAGCATTCCCTTTACATGGATCTGAGCGACACCATCATTAAATGAATAAAAGTCTTTATTATCACCTGAATCTTCAGGATCAAAATCAAAGACTTTAGCATTTTGAATAACATCTTCTTTAGCAGCTTTTACTTCACCTTTTTTCATAGCCGCTCTTGTTTGAATTAACAAGTCTTTTGCATTCCCAAACTCACGAACTTGATACTCGGGCATTACATAAAGTACATTCATTATTCAGCTCCTTTATTTTCACTTTTTTCTTCTTCCTGCTTCCGAAGCTCTTCTTCAAATAAAAGCCTATTCTGAAAATCAGGAGCGACCCGGGAATATTCATCTTGCTGCTTTTGCCATTCTTCCAAGAAGTTTTCATATTCATGACCGTTAAGATTGGCGAAAGTAGAGCGCAGTTCAAACCCCTGCTTGACTTGTTCAGCCTGAGCTTTAACTTCTACAAGCGGGTTGATATGTCCCGGGATAGGGCCAAGGTAAACGCCTGAAAGATAAGCCTGAACTATTCGCCAATCTCCCGTTAAGAATCCCGGGGCCTCTATATATCGGTTTTTTATAGCATCTGTCAAGATTGCTGAATTTATAGGATCGTTCACATTCCTTGCAAACGATTTTCTTTTATTATTTGATGATAATTTCAAATCATTAATGGCGCCCTTATGAGCCGTAAAGGAAGTAGAATATTCTCCTAGTATTGATTCAGGAGGTGTGCCGGTTGCCATTCCGCAATATTTAACCATCCAGCCTTTAAACTCTCCAAAGTTTTTAGAAGGGGTTTGAAGGTCCGTGAAAGAAAGCTCTTCCCCGGCATTGAACTGAAAAATTGACCCTGCGCCCATGTTGGCAGCGTTGGCAATTTTAGAAAGAGGGTTCCAGTGTCTTCCCTTCTTCGCCCTGTTTGCATCGGCAAGGTTTTTAGCTTGCTTGGGAAGATCTGTCCCGTTCCCTTTAAAAGTTGCCATTATAATGGCTTCCATAACAGCCCTGTGAGTGATTGCATCGGTATGCGTATCATCATTTCTAGCCATGTTTATGATTGAATATATAAAAGGATAACCGCGCAATTGGCGCGGCAGTTCTTTAAGGTAGAATTGAAGAAGATCCTGATTCCCTGCGGAATCCTTAAACATGGTTGTTTTTCCGTTTGTTCTTTTGATTCCCTTTCTTCTCAGCTTTTCATCGTGCAGAATCCCCAGAGTATACCCTGAGTTATTCAAAACTTTGCTGTTAAAACTAGAATCAATCTCACAATTCTGCATTTCAATTAAATCTGTTAAAAGTCCGTTTTCTCTCTCTAAAAAAACTAACGCGTCCCCGGCAGACATAGCCCCGCGTGCTGTAACGCTTTGCTTTTCATACCAGTTAAATCTTCTATAATAGGAATCGATAATTTTTTGAAAGTCACGCGCCCAAGCCGCAGCATCTGCCCGGGAGATTCCGAGTGTCTGCCAATCCGGCTGACTTCTGTAAACAAGCCCCGGACCGATAGAATAATCAAGCTGTTTATTAATAGCCGCTCTTGCTGGTGGATAGGTATGATAGAGCGTGGTTGATCTTGATGAAAGAATGTCATAGCTTCCATATAAAAGCCCGTTTGAATCGGCTGAAAGAACGCGCCAATTGTCAAGGGAACCCATATCTTTTTCGCCGCTGTAAGTCCCGCCGAATATCTTATTCATGAAATTCTTTGAATAGTGAATCATTTAAAACCCCGCCAATAAACCGTTTGACCCTTGAACGGCCAAAAGCTGACTTTCTAAGCCAGCTTTATATTCTGTTAACCTGTCAAGGTCTTCAGCTTTAAATATTCTTTTTGTCGGACCGCTGCCAACCTCGTATTCTTTTCCAAGTAAAAGCATTCTATGAATTGCGTCTTCGACTTCTGCTATCCTTGTAGTAAGTTCCGCTTCTGTCAATTTTTTACCCTCATCTTTTTATATGAATCTTTTTCAACCGGCAGCATGGGACCATGACAGCAAAAGCGCTTTTCCTTTCCCAACCGAAAGAAAGAACGCTTGCTTTTGCCGCACTTAACACAAATGTAATAATACATTATCCTCATATATTGCCCGTTTGGTCAAGTTCTTTAAGTTTAAGCTTCTTCATTAATCCTGTGTTTTTAGGCTCTGAAGACCTCTTGTCAATAAACTTCCTCTGTTCACTCTCATGCTCATATTGCAACCTGTCAAGAGATCGCATACGCCTATCGCAGCAAACAGCAAAGGTTTTCTTTTTTGCAATTAGATTTATTTTTAAGCTCTTACATTTTGAGCACTGAAAATATTTTATCATATTGTCACCAACTCCACATTCCCGGCATATAACATTCTAAATCTGTCAAGGCTTGTCAAATCGTCCTGAATAATCAGCTCTATTTTATCAATTCCAGAAACTGCGGGAGCAACCCCGTGTTTATCTTCTCCGCCCCAAGTATAACGCCATAAAAAACCGTCTTGGCCTTGATTTGGATTAGAAGCAGCGTAAGCATTCCAATCATAAGCAAGCCCTGCAAGTTCTCCGTTTGTTCTCACGTTCCAGTTATTTGTCGGGGGAATCCCTAGCGCCGGATCTGGAACCCCGCGCAATAAAAGCCCATATTCAAGACCGCCGACAATATCCCCGAATTTTGAAAGGTCAACAGAAGAATCAGTTAAACATTCGCCAATCATCCTTATTATATTTAAATTATTTGCTATAAGACCGGGAGGAAGAAAAGCTTCGAACTTTTGAGGAGTAACCGACCCGTCAACATTTAAATCAATCGTTCTTGATTGGACTGAAGCCCCGGCTAGGTAATCAGTATTCAAAAGAGGAGCAACCGTGATTGCACTTCCAACCACTGCTTTTACGTCCCCGCTATAAACGCCGAACGGGGTAGTCAGTAAAGCTCTGTCCCCTATAGAAAAAGAAGAAGGGTCAACAACTTCTAGGGTTCTTGTATCTTGACTGGCAGGAGCTGAAAGGGTTGTTGGTACTCCGTTCGCTTTGGAAAAATAAAAATCAATAGGAATTTTAATAATATCATTTTGCTCAGTTAGCGGATTAACAACAACAAGCGCCCTTTGTTTTTCTCCCGCCGCGTCTTCATATTCGCATTGATTAAAATCTTTCCTGATAAAAAATAAATCACCTTTACTCATGCGCCTATTATAAACCCTTATATAAAAAAATTCAAAAGAAATAAAAAAAGGCTAAGAAAGTGTTGACAAGTTACCCAATGGGTAATATACTTGTAATTAGATAGGAGATAGAGAGATGAAAGAAACAAAATACCGCGAAGTTGAAAAATTGAAACCCACAAGATCATTAAAATGGGATAAGAGCAAAAGAGGATGGGTGCAGGATATGGATACTCCATTAATCTATAAAGTCCATACTGTATCAAGGACTAGTTGTCACAACATAATCGATTGTGATTCACCTGAAAAGGCAGAAAAAGTTTATTTAAAAAAACTTAAAACTTTAATAAAATAAATAATAAGGGGCTAAGGCCCCGGGAGAAAGAAAGATGACAAATTATAGTTTTAGTGATTTTAGAAATACAAGTAGTTTGGGATTTTTTGAAATGACAGTTTTTAACGAAAACGGTAATGTGGTTGTAGTTTTTAATGGTGGCTCAAAAGAATTAATAAATATTGAACGTGAAATCAGATCAGGAACGCCCATAGAAAAATTCAAATCATATTATGCATAAATAAAAATAAATAAGGTTGCAAGGGTACTTTTAAAAGTACTCTTTTTTTTATTTTTTTGTGATGAATATGTTGACAAGTTACCCAATGGGTAATATAATAAGAACATAAAGAAACCGGGAGAAGAAAATGGAATTACAGATTCAAACAGGAACACACAATTCAGTTACTATTACAGCAGGGAAGAAAGAGTTCTTCATTATGAAATCAGATTATTCTATCAATGTACTTTGTAAAAATGCAGCACATGCAGCTTACAACGGAATGGGTAAATTCTTTGATACATGGGAACAGGCAATTGACGCATATAAAAGCGAAGCGGCTAAAGAGTCAATCAAAACAGCCAGAGAGATTTTAAAATAATTTAAAGTTTATCGCCCCGGCAGCGGAGCAAAGGGGACCAAATGAAAGATGAAAAAAGACTATCAGAAAGAAGAAAGATCATAAAGCAAATTAACAAATTCCACAAAAACGGAAGCAAAACTCTTTGTAGTGATTATTTAAATTATCGTAGTGAAGGCGGGGGATTATCTCCAATTGCTTGGAATAATAGAATAAAAGAAATGGAGAAAGAGCAAAAATGAAAACAGAAATATATAACGATCCAAAATATTGTTACAATGAAATCAGGATTGCGCGAGACATTTTTACTAGCGAAAAACTATTTACTCAAGAAAAAGCCGAATTGCTTTTAAAGGGGTTAATAATGATGCTAGTTTATTGTCCTGAAGAACTAAGAATTCCGATAGAAGCAACAATAAAAGAGATTGAAATTAGAAGAGCTTATATATAAACAATCATCTTACAGCTCTTATTATTACTGGTAAGGGTTTTTAATTTTAACAGCTCCTTAATTGGGGCAAAGGGGACCAAATGGAATATAAGTTATCAAAAGAACAGATCATGAATTTTGTTGAAATTTTTACAGAGAATATGGAAAAATTTAATAATGATAGTCTTTTAGAAATAGATCTTCTAAAATCAAGATCATTTAGATTTTCAGATATTCAATCACCAATCCACACAAAAAAAGAAAAAATTGCATTAAAGCTTTCACAACAAACAATCTATGACTTTAAAACTGTTTATATGGCCTACAAAGCAATCGGGTCGATAGTAAAAACAAATGATGTTTTGCTGTACTGTACAAAAACAGGAACAAACCCTCTTTCAATTATTACCGGCTATCAAAGGAAGTTAAAATGAATGAAGCTACTATTTTACTATTAAAATATACATTAACGTGTTTAGTACTTTTCCTGTATGGGGCATTAATGACTGGTTATTTTCTTGATGTGCTCTCTTCAAGAATATCACTGTATTTCCATACTTATCTGACAGCTATTTGCGGCATTTTGCTTGTAACATTTTCTATCTTTACAATATGGAGTTTTTAAAATGAAACCAGAGGACATAAAGAAGATAAGAGGAGATTTAACAAGAAAAGCTTTTGCTGCTGAACTTCTAAGAATGAGTGAGTATTACCTTCATTTTAGAGAGGATGTCAAAATACATGAGCGGACAATTGTTAAATACGAAAGGGGAGAGCGAACGCCAAACCCTTGGCAGGAGTTTTTAATCCTTATGTATGATGCAAAAAATAAAAATATAGTTTATGAAAATCGATTCATTAAACACCTGAAAGAAAACAATTTTGATCTTTCCTTGTTGCAAGAAAATGAAAGTTGACTTATAGTTACTTTGTTGTGTGATTCCCATTTATATGGTGCTATCAGTTCCGGTTCCCCTTCCGCTCTCGCGGAAGGGGTTTTTTATTTAGTACTTTTAAAAGTACTGATATTTAAAAAGTACTTTTGAAAGTACTAATTATATTCGGCCCCGTAATCTTCATAATCTTCTTCATAGTTACCGGTTAAATCTTTGTAGTAGCTTGAATATTCTTCTATCGACCAAGCAAAAATATTATCAAAATAAGCCCTAGCGATTGAATAATTTAAAACGTCTAACATTTCATTTCTTGCCCTGATTGGAAACCAGCCCATTTTCCCCGGCTTTTTCGGGTCGTCTTGGTATCTCTCAGAAAGTATTTGTTTGTAAAACTCGTCTTCAATTTCTACTTTTACACCTTCCAAAATAACATACTTGGGGACATGAATTGTATTAAACCCTTCAGAGTTTTCAATTATGGCGTAAATAGACTCTTTTAATAGACTTACTGAAACCATATATCTTTTGGTTAGTGTTGTCTTAACATCGTTTATTCTACTTTCTTTAATTATTCCCATTGATTTTTCATCAGGATTACCCATTATAGCAATAAATTTATCCTGCCTTAAGGAAACAAACTCATAAACTATATGGGCTTTTCCGTTGAAATCTTTTTTCCTTTTGGCTGCTTTTCTTGGGTCATATCCTGCGTCCATTGCAATCCCGCCAATATAAACTTCTTGGCCTGAAACAAGATAAGTTTTTTGATAGGCAAAGTCTGAAAGGGCAGTGTAACAAGGATCATCAATTCTAGCTGTGTTACCATAAAAAACCTGTCTGTCAACTATCCACTTTTCACCATTATAGCCAAAGCCGACAACCGCCAATTCTAATCTGTCCCCTTGGACATCTACCCCACCATAAAAAAGCATTGGGCCGGTATAAACCTCAACCCCGCTTATTGTTTTAAGTTTTCCTTGTGGAACAATTCCAAGAGTATATTCTTCAGCCCGTTCTTTTAACATTTCCCACTTGGCTGACTTTTTAACAGAAAACCAAGGACTAGCCATCATATCAATAACAAAATCTTTATATTTTGGAATATCCTGCCCGAACCCCGTATCAATAAAAGCTTGGCAGATCCTAGCCCAAGGCAGTACAGGGGATAAAAGCCCTGGGGCCTTGTATGAAGTTCTTAACGGGTCCGTTGTTTGACTGGTGGGCCGCCATACGCCATTGTTTAAAAGCCAGTGTTTATCAGATTCATGAAAATCTTTTTTACAATATTTACAAATAAACCTGATAGATTCTTTCTTTAGTATTTTTATCCCGGTTTTTTTATCTGTATCTCTTCTAAAAGTAAGTCCAAAATCTTCACCTTCCCTTTTTAGATCAAGTTCTTGCTTTTCTCCACAATGAGGGCAGGGAGGAAAAAAATGTCTTCTATCCCCAAGGAGATAATTTTTATATATTCTTGAAGTTTCAGCTCTGGAAGAAGTAGACCCTTGCAGAATCTTATAGAATGCGGTCCCATATGTACGACCCTCAACAACTTTTTCAACGTCCCCAAGGTCTTTAATTTCAGCCGCTGCTTCGTCAAGCTCATCTTCTACAATGAAGTTAAACTTGTTTGATTTCAGATCCGCAACCGAATTGTAAGAGGACATCATAAAAATGCTATTACCGGCAAGCTCTTTATATAAAACATTATCTTTAGTTTTTCTTTTATTCCTGTTCGACATTGGCCGGATATATTCCGCAAGGTTAGAATTATCAATCAAAGTATCAATGTTGGCCGAACCCCTAACACTGGCAATAGTTTTGGTAGATGTCAGATAGAGAATAGATCCTAATTTGTTTCGTATGAACGCGCCCATGCCGTTTTCACATACAGTTGTAGTAAACATTGACTGTACACTCTTTATTACTGATATGATCCTCACAGGGTCATCAGGATGAAGCCTGTCAAGGACTTCGTTCCAATGCGGGGCAAACTCTTTGTCAAATGGTCCCGGGAAGTCAGAAATTCCCTCTGGAATATATCTATTGTCCTGCGCCCAATCGGAAAACATTTGAACATAATATTCCTCTGGAAGTGCGTTTATTCTTTCAAGCGCATAATCCATTTGATTCTGTTGAATCAGTTCTATTATTTCGTATTGTGAATTTTGATATAGGGCTTGAGTTAACCCGCGTTCCATCTTTTGACCTCATTAGCTTGAGCAATTTTAACACTTTTAATTACATTGTTAAGCTCTTTCTTGATCATTTCGATTATGGCACCGCCCTTCTTCTCATTGACTAGAGTTAAGATTCTAGGTTCAATTCTATCAATCATTTTGTAAGAATCAATATTCATTTTCTCCATATAAGACACAAAACAAAAATCAAAAAAAGCTATCTCACCAACTTCTTCAGAATCCTTCATTAACTGGATTCTCTCCCGTTGCAGCTTGATTGATTTAATCTCTTGATCATGTACAGTTTTTTTGTAGGAAGCGCTTCTTGCCTGATCTATAAGTTCCTGATCGGCATTATTCTCTTCTGTATTACCTGAATCCTGCGACCGCGATTTTTTTTTATCT